CACAACGATTGATTGTGATTCTGCGGCACCGTTTGAACCTGAATTCAGAAACTGTTTTAAATCCTTATTTGTTTCACGTGGAACAACTCGTTCACCTGGAGCAAGTACCGCTGGGAAATTATCCTTAAACCCCATGCCAGGAATGGAATCAATACCACCAGCAAGTGGAGTACCTGCAATCTTTGCCACGTTGGCAATACCAGCGGCCACCACCCCTGCGGCAAGTGCAAAGTTAAATGGTGGTGGAGCTGAGGCCAATGCCACGTTGGCTGCCTCATAGGTCTTCATAGTACCTTGAGCAATGGCTGATGCCTTACCAATACCAGCAAGTTGTTTATTGTTTGAAGAAGCTAATGTGGATATGTTTGAAAGGGTTGAATCAAAATTCCTTTCACGTTCTGAATTTAAACGCTCACGCTCTTTTTGTTCTTTGTTGGCAAGCTCAAGTCTTTTTTCTGTACCACGTTGTTCAAATTCTGCTTGAATTTCGGCAGATTCAGCAGCGCTTGTCTTATTGGCTTCCCTGTATTCATTGATTAATTCTTGTTCTGCAATCAATTGTTCTTCAAGAAGATCTCGGCGTTTTTGTCCAAATTCTTCTTGGGTTATAAGTTCAGCTTCAAGTTGTTGTTGAAGTGCTGAAAGACGTTCTGAATTCTCAGCCTCTGGAAGTTTTGCAGCAGCAAGCGCCATCACAAATTGTTTGGCCAATTCAGACGTTTCACTTAATTTAGTGCCTAAATCGTCAACCGATCCGCCTGTACCATCAATAGGTGTTTTACTTTCACCGAGTTTTGATAAATCAGCACCAAGCTCTTTCGCTTTATCTGCTGCTGTTAACAAACCACCCGCGAGTGTAGAAAGTGCAGAATCTGCAGTGAGTCCATCAAAATTCTTTTTGGTTTCATCAACGAAAGTGCCTAGAGTTACTTTTGCCGTAGTAATTGCTTCTGAGAAATCACCAGAGAGGACTTTCATCCAAGTTTGGCCCCATCCCACGATAAGACCTAAATTCGTTCCTATCTGATTTCCAAAAAATTCAAATACCTTTACAGCGGCATCTATTCCAAAAACTAAACCGCCCAATGCTTTTAAAGCAAAACTAATGGCGTCTGGCAGACCATCATTTAATTGCGTTAAAAATCCACTGATGCCATCATTTTGAATATTGAGAAATAATTGAGGTATAGCTCTAAGAGATGAGACAAATTTATCGAACTGAAACGATGAAGATTTTTCAATCTCCTTAAATGCCTCTGCCGCAGCACCACCTGCATTGGCGGTATCCAAAAGGGCTGCTTCAAAATCCTTAAAATCACCAGAGGCAATTGCGGCCACGGCTTTAGCTGCATTGACATCTGGAATGAGTTGTCTGATTTTATCAATCTGCCCACCAGTGGCGTCAATCACACCTTTGACAGTTGTTGCAAACCCATTTTGCTCAAGCGCCGCGGAACCAAGCTCAACGCCCAATTCCTTAGCTGCCTTCTTGGCTGCATCCGTGGGGCCAGCTAAGCCAACGAGTAAGCCCCTAAGAGACGTTACTGCCTCGGCGGTTGAAATGCCCTTGGTCGTGAGGAAACCCACCGTACCGGCAAGCTCCTCGAACGAGAGACCAGCAGCCTTAGCAATTGAGGTCACGTTGCCCAATGTCGATGCCAATTGTGGGAATGTTGTTACACCTTTTTGAACGGTTTTGAAAAGAATATCCGCTGCTTTTGCCGCATCAATTCCCTCATCCCCATAGACGTTTATCACTGAAGTTAAGCCAGAAACCGCCACACCAACATCTGTCACACCTGCCGCCGCTGCACGATTGGCTTGGTTTAAAATTCCAAGTGCTTGGGTTGTGTCTGTAAAACCAGAGGAAACAATATCGTAATAAGCCTTGGCTTGTTGTTGAGCTGTAGAACCATAGGCACCAGCAAACAAAACAAATTGGTCTTTGGCTTGTGCTGTGAGTTTTGCATTTTCTGGAAGTAATGAGTTTACTTCTGCAATGGCAGACGAGAATTCTAAATAATCATTCTTGACAGTGCTAAGGCCTTGGCCCAATAATTGAAGCCCCTTAGTTATTCCAGAGGCAATTAAGTTTCCAGCGGCAACCTGAATGGCTCCACCGAAACCCTGAAAAGCAGATCTACCTTTTTCAGCAGCCTTTGCAGATTCATTAGCAATTTTATCAGTGGCTGTTTTAGTGGTGGCCGCTGCCTGTTTCATGGCAGTATTTAATTCACTAACGTCAGCGCTTATCTTTACTATCAGCTCGTCTATTGTTGCCATTGTGCTTCCTCGTCAACGATGGGGTGTGTTTAAACTTCTCCACCATTTCTTTCATCTTATCATGATCGAATTTTTTCTCAGGGGGAAATGCAGAATAGAAGATTTCCCAAAACTCATGCATAGTAATCTGCCAGAATTCTGAGGGCGGCAGCTTTAACATGCCGCTCCATACACCTAAGAATTTAGTCCAATCTATGTAGCTGTTTTTTTTTGTTGCTTAGTATCAGGAGAAGGCACTGAATTTGGGTCTGGCATAATAGCCTTGCTCAAAAAAATGCACGCTGTAGATATGAATTGAGCAAACCCCTCGTCAAGAATCATCTGGCCAACTTCCTTTACGGTAAGTGTAACCTGATTGCCTTTACGCCTTTGGTCGCCAATAATGCCAGCGCGGATAATGGCTGCAACGTCTTTGATTTTGATTTTTTGCAATGAGAAGTCAGAAAGCAATTCAATTGAGCTTCTTCCAGTAGAATCTTCAATATCCTCTAAACATTCAAAAGTTGGGCGAAGAGTATATTTCTCCCCACCCAACTCAACTCGTAAAAGTTTTTGCTCGTTTTCTTCAGCCATTAAACTTCGTTGTAAGCGAACTCACCAGAAGATTCAAGGGTCAGAGAGAAAGTCTGCGCAGCGTTATAAGCACCACCCTGTTCTTGTCCGGTTAATTTGTAACAACCTTCCCAATATTTAACAGTAGTTCCATCGGTGAATAAACAGATTTGGAATCTCCATAGGCAGTTATTTAGAAGCAAAGCCCTAAGTTTCTCAGAACCCCAATCGTCCACAGCCAAGCCAGAACCAGAAACAGTCATAGACCGTACTCCAGCTTTGTCTAAGTATTCACGGAATTCATTTGAAAGTGAATTTGTGATCTCTTGAGCCTCAGCCGCAAAGCTAATTGAACCGTCTTGAATACCACCCAATGCGCGGAAATACTCGTCAGCAGTACCTGTTCCATCTGCATCAATGGCGATTGGTGTTCCACCTTCAGTGAGTGCTACTTGGAAAGTTGAAGCTGTAGCAGTGACTACATAATAAACAGTGTCGATTGCTAAAGAAGTTGTGGTCACGACTGTTGCAAAAACGATTTGATCGCCATCGGATAATCCGTGGTCAACCGCTCCTACAAGGTCAGTTCCAGTAGTGAAGGTGACATCTCCAGCAAAGCCGTTTCCAGCTTTGATTAAGAAATCTTTTCCCTTCAACGTGCTTAGTGTGTTTTGGCAAGTTGTCATATTGTTGTATTTCCTCCGAGGTTTAAATTGTACCGTACCACTCCATGATAAGTGGCAGTATCTGCTTCCGCAACTACGTCACGGAAAACTTCTCTAAAATTGATCATGCAATACCCAGTAATGGCCCATATATCTGTGTTGTGCAGCAAGTCGCGCACGCGTGTGAGTATGGCGTGGGCAGGGGCAGTGCCAAGATTTTGATCTCTTGTCCAGCAATCTATTTGGATTGACCCTGTGAATCCTGTGGAGCTTTGGCTTTCTTGGTCTGCATAAGTAGCTGTGCCGAGTCTAATAAACGCAAAGCCTTCGCTCTGAGGGACGTGATCATACACGCCATTAATAAGGCCCATGAGCGTAACATCGCCAGTAAGAGTTGCATATATTTGTTTTTGTATTTCATATCCGATGTTGAGGCTCATTTTTTATTCAAAGCCTTTCTGATTGCCTTTATAAAATTGGCTTCAATTCTGTTCTCATTTGCGTCTAAGGCTGGTTGTAACCAAGGGCGTGGTTCAATATTCTTGGTGCCATATTCAAGATATTTTCCATAAGTAAGATTTGTTCCAACCGATGCCACAAGCCCCTGCATATCTGTTTGAATGGATTGAACTAGCCTACCTGTGTCTGTATTGGGCGCATCTCCTGGTTTTGAAGCTGTGTGGTTTCCGTAACGTTTTCCTGCTGAATGTTTTTGAATAGACTTTTTTGCTGTGCCCTGAATTTCCAAAGCACCAATTTTTAATTCTTCAACGGCAGCGGCGTATACTTTAACGGCCGTGTTGGTATTTAGTTTTTGAAGAAGGCCTTTCAAATTGCCTTCAATTGAAACTTTTATCATGTCCCATCACCCTCTTGTACGGCTTTGATTTGTAGGAAATCCGTAAGGCCATCAATCAAAATCACAGACTTAATCTGGAGCACTAAGCCCCTGTGAAGAATTCTCATTTTTTCTGATATGCCAGGAATAAATCGGATGACTATGACAAAAACATTAGCGGCATCAATGCGCTGGGCAATCAGCCTCTCGTCAGCGTTTTTTTCTTCAATCTTGGCCCAAGGCTTAGCTACAAAATCCCATGTACGAATACTTCCACCAGTATCGGTTGGAGTAAGTACAGGGGTTTCAATGGTGATTTTTGATTTAAATTCACTCATTGAGTATTGGCATTGCCTACAACCAGCCATGATTAAATTTTAATCCTGTTCCAAGGCATTAGCATGGCCTTAACCGTGTAGGGCATTCCCTTAGCATCGGAACAATCACGGTTCTGATAAAGGCTTTGTGCTTGTAATAAAACGGCTGTCTTAAGCTCTTCTGGTACATCTGCGGCATCAGGTCCAAAGCCAGCAATAAACTCAATCTCGATGCCTGAGCCTTCTCTAAGCACAACCTGTGGCCATACTGCTTCAGAGTTTTTAATAAGGCGAGATGGTTTCTCATTTGAATCTACAAAATAGTTGGATGAATCCCAAACGGTTGGAACATTGTCTTCGTCATAATAAGTAAAAGATGTGACTGATGATACTGGGTTGACCAGCATGTTTATTTTGTCTGTCGCCACTATCACTTCTGATAGGGGCTGTGTGGGATTTATAACACCACCAACGGCAGCCAATGGGTCGTAGTATTTTCTGAATGGAACTGAATCCATTGAAAGTAATAAGGTTTGTTCTATGAGACGAACACCAACCACATTTTCAATTAGGGTTGTGGCGGTTTTAATTAGGCTTAGCAGAAGCGCGTCGTCGTCTGTTACGCTTGGGTCTATCCGTAGGCTGTTTTTTAATTCTAGTACTGTCACCACTTGATTTACTGGCCCGACGAGTGTTGTCAGACTTCTTTTGTTTGCCTCTTTTTCTCTTAGTCTGCTCATCTTGAATGTATTCTCCCATGTCCCGAAGGACTAAAAATTGTGCTTCCTTTTCATGAAAATCATGAATCTCATTTGGCTTGACCAGAACCATGTTTCCACGGTCTTCTTTCCAATAATAACTTTGAAGCAAAACTTTCATATTCTAAAAAAATAGCCCAACCCCGTCCGTTTGAACAGGGCCGAGCTACTCCATTTACCAATTAAGCAGGTAAGTGATTTGGTTGTAATATTGCGTAAGAATCAACAGTAACGTCTGGTGACCCTACAGCGACATACGACAATCTCAAATACCGCTTGATGCCTTCATACGGTAGGCTCATCTCTTCGCCTAAAGCCAATGAAGACATTAATTTGCTTGGAGCGTATTCAACGTCAGTGAAAACTGAATCGTCGTCTGAATGCTGAAGTTGAACTTCAATGTCATTCACGCCCGCTGCCAAA